ACTTGTTCCCACGAAGACGGGCAGTAGTGCAGAAGGGGGACTGTTCGTCTCCGGTGACCACATTGATGACCTGAAGGTCTGGGTGGCCGCATTTGGAGTTCATGACCTGTGGGTCAATGATGCAATGTTGGCAACGAATACAGGGGTTCATACTTGCTCCTTAAAGCCCCCGAAGGGGCGCTACGTTATGCGTACTTTTTGATGAAGCTGCGGAGTTGGCGCACTTGTTTGCTTGCCCACTTTTGTTGATCCGGGCCTTCTTCGCCGATGAGCGCATCGTGATTGATGTGCCCCTGAGATGGATTGATGAAAAGATCAAGAACATATTTGGCCTCTTCAATCACTTCGGATGCTGCGTAATCTGCAACAGCCTTCTTGTCATCTGTGCTGATGTTGTTGAGCGTATAGGCCAGCTCATCAATCTTCATTGCGTCTGCGTGTATGGTCATCTCAAGGCTCCTAAAAGACCGCGATCTAGCGGCATGGAAGGAATCATAAGCCAACTTAGCATCATGCAACATAGGACATACCCTAAGTCCACTTATCCTAATCGGGCTTACACTACAGCGGGGCCAGGAACGGGTTAGCGCCGTGCGCCTGGTATCGAATTATCAGCAGGAGCCACTCTGCTTTATGAGGCTGGCCCCAAAGGACAAACATGACACCTCAAGAACTGGCAAAGAAGGCGGGTGGAGTCACCGCTCTGGCGAGACTGCTGGGCATCTCCTGTCCTGCGATCTATCAATGGAAGACGATCCCCCAGGCCCGTCTGTGGCAGCTCAAGACGCTGAAACCTGAGTGGTTCGAGGAAAATAAGCCTACTTGCACTTCCTTGGAAGATGTGTAGAATGGTCGGCGTCTAGAGTGGCATCTAGGCGATGAAGGTCTTGAAACCCCTAGTGGGTGCTGTGCGGTCTTGCACGGCAGTGAGCGAGTCTTTTGAGACCTTCAATCGTCTTGCTGCTGCTCTCGCCAAGAGCCAAGACCGCAGAGCATCTCTAGGGGTTTTTTCTTTTGGCACAGACCGTCAGGGCGCGTTAGCGAATGGGCCTGCATGGGCTGCACCCGAGGAACACCGGCCACTCTTACACCCGGAGCAGAGCCGACCAGCGTTGATTGAGCGACTGGTGAAGCCTTTGGTACTCAGGTGGAAACTAGGCCAGAGGTGAAAGTGAATCAATCCCTCAAGGGCACTTGGTCTTGAGACTGTTTTAAGTTGAGTTAAGACGTCATGAGTTCAGTCAAAAGATGGAGCGGAGTGGACTCATCCACCCTAGGAGAACCTATGTCTGAAAGAGATTTATTCGTAGACTTCCCACAAGCGCCTGTGGATAAGTTCGATGCTTTCTGGGCATCCTGGCCTAAAAGCCCACGCAAGGGTTCAAAGTCGGCCTGTCGCAAGAGATGGGATGCGGGTCTATATAACGGCTGTGCTAACCAGATCATCAAGCACATAGAGTGGATGAAGACCACCGACCAATGGAGGAAGGACAACGGGGCTTTTATCCCGGCTCCTTTGGTCTATCTGAACCAACAGCGCTGGGATGGCGCTGAGGTTCCTGAGACTCCCAAGCAAACACGCGATCCAGCTCTCGTCAAGATTGAGCAGGATCAGGCCCAAAAAGCCCCCCCTCCTCCCGAGATCAGGGCAAGACTTAAAGCGATGCTGGGGCGATGAATGAGTTGGCTTTATTCGCAGGCGCTGGTGGAGGAATTCTTGGAGGAAAGCTCCTCGGGTGGCGAACAGTCTGCGCCGTTGAATGGGAACCCTACCCAGCAAGCGTACTGTGCGCCCGACAAAATGACGGCCTTCTCCCGCCTTTCCCGATTTGGGATGACGTTCAAACCTTTGACGGAAGACCGTGGAGAGGCATTGTTGATGTCGTATCTGGAGGGTTTCCCTGCCAAGACATCTCAAGCGCTGGAAAGGGGGCCGGAATCGATGGAGAACGCAGCGGAATGTGGAAGCACATGGCGCGGGTGGTTGGCGAAGTACGACCCAGATACGTCTTCGTGGAGAACAGCCCAATGCTCATTCATCGAGGACTTGCCAGAGTCCTTGGAGACCTTGCCGCGCTCGGGTATGACTCGCGGTGGACTGTTATGGGAGCTGCCGATGTTGGAGCGCCGCACCAAAGAGACAGACTCTGGCTTGTGGCTTACTCTAAGAGCATCAGATACCGGGAAGGGAGAGGGGCAGAAGACGTTTCTCAAAAGGATGGGCGACAGAACGGACAGATGCGCCCAATCATTATCCGCTCAAGTGAACGATCCAAAGACTTGGCCCACTCCAACGGTATGCGGGAACTACAACCGCCCAGGAGTGAGCGCAAAGAGTGGGATGGGGTTGGCATCAGCGGTAAAACTTTGGCCGACACCAAATGCAGGAAGCCCGAACTGGGGTGGGACGATGCAGGAATGGGGTGGCTCAAAGAATTGGGTTCGCAAGGAGATGCCGGAACTGGCTGGTGGGGCATTGAACCCAATGTGGGTCGAGTGGCTAATGGGGTGGCCGCTAGGGTGGACAGACTTAAAGCCATTGGAAATGGACAAGTCCCACTCTGCGCCGCAACAGCCTGGAGATATTTGAGTGAACTATTTTGAAGCAGTAAAACTTCTAAACGAGGTCAAAGATGGAATCAATCACAGCACAGAATCCATCACATACGCTCTCTTCCTCACAGGAGACATTTCGTATGGAATGCGAGGCGAAGCATTGGATCAAGACATTCAACGCCATGAAAGCCGATCATGGGCTGATTACTGCCTCGGCCTGGTGGGGGCAAACAATACGAGACATTGAAAGAAAACGAGGCCCAAAAGCCGCCCAAGAACTCCGCGACGCAATGAATCGGTTGAGAAAATGACATTCATGGTTGTATTCACCGTCGAAGGTATCCCTCAAGGCAAGGGAAGACCAAGGTTCCGCAGGACTCCAAACTTCGTCCAAACCTACACCGACGCCAAGACCAAGACCTACGAACAGAAGATCAGAGACTCCTCAACCCGCGCAATGGGGTCAGCAAGCCCCCTAGAAAGCCCTGTGAGCGTCGATCTCTACATCCGCATCAAATGTCCCACCTCGTTCTCCAAGCGCCGCCAGAACGAGTGCTTTGAAGGACGCGAGAGACCGACGAAGAAGCCTGATATCGACAACATAATCAAGGCATATTTAGACGCAATGAATGGAGTTGTATATTTAGACGATACCCAAGTGGTCAGAGTATCCGCGAAGAAGGTTTATTCAATGGTTGCTGGTGTGGATGTTTGTATAAGAGAGGAAATACTATGACATTCAAAATAGACTCTCCGACTTGTATTAGTTTCTCTGGTGGAAGAACATCTGCATATATGTTGTGGAGAGTTCTTCAAGAGAATAATGGATTGCCAGAAGAAGCAATTGTTTGTTTTGCCAATACTGGCAAAGAAGATGAAGCAACTTTGAGATTTGTGGATCGATGCAGTAAAGAGTGGAGTGTGCCGATCACATGGCTTGAGTACCGAGCAGGCCCGACATTTGAGGTTGTGGATTTTGATACTGCTAGTCGCAATGGTGAGCCATTCGCCGCATTGATTAAGAAGCGCAACTACCTTCCTAATCCGGTTGCTCGGTTCTGCACTGGTGAATTGAAGGTTCTGACCATTGACCGTTACTTCAAGAGCATTGGAGTCCCAGAGTACGAGACTATGGTGGGGATCAGGGCCGATGAGCAGCGCCGCGCGGCCAAGATGAAGGATGGAAAGTTGATCCCATTGGCGAGGGCTGGTGTGACCCAATCTGATGTTCAGGACTTTTGGAAAAAAAGCTCTTTTGATTTAGAGATTGAGTTCCGTGACGGGGTGACGGCAAGCGGGAACTGTGATCTTTGCTTCTTGAAAGGAGCGCATCAGATTCAAAGCCTGATTCACCAGAAGCCAGAAAGAGCGATCTGGTGGGCGAAACAAGAGGAGATTGTCGGGGCCACCTTCAGAAGTGACCGCCCCTCATACGCACAGATGGCTCGGTTTGCAGAGCAGCAGACCGATATGTTTGACCCAAAGGAAGAAGGCATCGCCTGCTTCTGTGGAGACTAAGTTGAGTTACAGCATTCTTGAGCTAGAGATTATTCGATGGGCCGAGGCTCGCAAGATTATTCCAAACAGCACAACCGAGAAACAACTTCTCAAGTGCATGGAAGAACTTGGAGAGTTGGTCTCTGCGACATTAAAAGGAAACAAAGAGGCTCAGATTGACGGGTTCGGTGATGTTCTAGTCACTCTTATCCTGGCGGCAGACCTGGCTGGGCTTGATCTGATTACCTGTCTGAACAGGGCATACGAGGAAATAAAAGACCGGAAAGGAACACTCCATGCAAATGGAATATTTGTCCGAGAGTGAGATATTCATCTCCATAGCGATCATCGCGGTACTCCTCAAGACGATAGAGAGACTCATCAAGTGAACGCCCACGCCGCCATCGACTTCATCATCAGGAACTCAGGAGACTACGCCAAGGCCAAGGCCCAGCGCGTACTCCTCGAGGAATACAGAAAGAGTAAGAAAGCTCTGCTTATGAAAGAGGCGATGACCAAATTTGAGGCAGTCAACGCCCAAGAGAGGGAGGCGTACTCACATCCTGAGTATCAAGAGCTTCTGAAGGGACTGGCAGCGGCGATAGAGGTTGAGGAGGAGTTGAAGTGGAAGCTGGAGGCCGCGAGGATGAGGGTGGACTGTTGGAGAACCGAGGAAAGCACTAAGCGTATGGAGATAAGGGCAACAACATGATTCACTATCACGGAACCCCTGTAGGTGGCCCACGCAAAGACGCCGCTAGATTTCTGGCCGGGAGACACGCTCTAGTGCCGTTCAGCTATCCAGAAGACTTGCCCATCGCGGCAGAGGTTTGCCAGTCGTTCTGCCTTGATAACGGTGCGTTCACGGTCTGGAAGCAGGGTGGAAAGTTGGATGTGGCCGGATACATCAAATGGGTATGGGAGTGGCATCGCCATCCTGGATTCGACTTTGCCTTGATTCCAGATGTGATTGATGGGACAGATCGGGAAAACGATGCTTTGATTGAAAGATGGCCCAAGTCTATGACCGGAGTCCCGGTCTGGCATATGCACGAACCTACCCCGAGACTGACTTGGTTAGCAAGGCAGTTCAAGACGGTGGCATTGGGATCAAGCGGGGAGTTTTCTCAGCCTGGTACTGAGCAATGGTGGCGCAGGATGAAACAAGCCATGAATGCCATTTGTGATGACAAGGGAAGGCCGATCTGTAAGCTACACGGGTTGAGAATGCTTGATCCGGACATCTTTACTAAGCTGCCTCTTTCCTCTGCCGATTCCACCAATGCATCCGTGAATTCGGGTTCGCTCAGTCGGTTTGGGTCTTACCTTCCACCAACTGCCGCCCAACGTGCAGAAGTTATCGCGGAAAGAATTGAGGCAAACAATTCCGCGCCCATTTTCACAGACACTCAGGAGGAACTGTGCTTTACGTTTCAATCGTGATCTATGCCGCCGCAATGACGGTGGCTAACCTATCAATCGCTGCATTTGGGCCTTGGGTAAGTCCTATCAATGCTTTCTTTCTCATAGGGTTAGACCTAACGCTCAGGGACTGGCTGCATACCAAGATAAATCAAAAGCAAATGTTTGCGCTAATGCTGGTTTCGGGTGGGATTACTTATCTTGCCAACCCATCAGCACAGATGATCGCCATAGCTTCTGCGGTTGCGTTTACTGCGGCTGCTGTTGTTGATTGGGCGGTTTTCACTAAGTTAGCCGGAGATTGGCTCAAAAGGGCAAATGTCTCCAACGTGGCTGGGGCGGCGGTTGACTCGGTTATTTTCCCAACAATCGCGTTTGGCACTCTCATGCCGCACATCGTTTTGATGCAGTTCGTCGCAAAAGTCGCAGGCGGCGCAATCTGGTCTTGGATTATTCATCATGTTTCAAAAGCACACCTACATCAGAAGCCCCAAACTCCTTAGAGCAGTCGCGGAGTTGTACTGTCAATGCTGTGGACACCCGAACTCCCAAGCGGCTCACTCCAACTGGTCGGGCGGTAAGGGTAGAGGAGTGAAGGCAGACGACAGCCACATAGCCGCCTTATGCCTCAAGTGCCATTGGGAGATCGACCAGGGCAACAAGATGACCAAAGAGGAGAGGAAGGAGAAGTGGCTCCAGGCTCACCGCAGGACAGTCCAAGCCCTGCAGGATCAGGGAAGATGGCCTATTGACATTCCGATTCCCGATATAGAATTGT